ATGAGAAAGTTAGCCGAATGTATCAGGAATGATATCTTGCTGAATATGAGAAATGGACTTTTGACAGGTATCATAGTCCTTATGACCGTAATCTGTTGTGTGAACTTTTTTGTTTTTATGCCACAGGAACAAGTGGCAGGGAATAGTCTGGCAGTTTCGTCATGGGTAACGCAGGTGTTCATGATCCTGGGCAGCATCTGTGGATTTCTGGCTGTGGCAAGGGAAAATGTTCCTATTCAGGAGCTTTTTCAGACAATCGGAAACACCGTTTATTATAAGAGAGTGAGCAAGGTAATATTGATTGGAATGATGTCGGTCATGATCACATTGATCTGTGGTTCTATATGCAGTATCGGGTTAAAGCGGCTGCAGGAACTGGATATTTATTACAGAGAATCCATTCAATATATTGTCCTGTATTGGACGATGCCGTTTGCGATTTCTGCATTGGGCGGCGCAGTAATCGCGAATGGGATTAAGGGAAAGGTAAAATATGCGGCAGTCATATGTCAGATGCTTCTCCTGGGGCCAATGGTGCCTGTGGTGGTCGAGCCGCTGCTGGATGTGACGATGGCATTATATAAATATTTTACAGTATTCAGTGTAGGCACATTAAATGTGTCAAAACCTATGAATATAATGTTTGGATATGATTTGCAGATTGAGAAGGTATTAGCAGGGTGTATGATGCTCTGCTCATTTGTTATCCTTTTTCTGGCTGGAAACCGGAAAAAGAAGTGTGTAAAAGCATTAAAGGGATTTGGAGTCTCACTGTTTGTTCTGGCGTTGATGCTGAATATGAAGTACATAACAGGTAAGTATGACTACTATGTGGCGATGGATATGTACGAGGTGTATAAAGATGAAACGCGGATAGACTGTAATAATTCATATGAAATTGTGAGCGAGGATATAACGGTTCAAAGCGGGCTTGGTATCCGGCTGCGGACAGTGATGTCAATATGTCCGGCAGCGCAAAGTCCAAAGATTGATTTTGTTCTGTACAGCGGGTTTGATATAGACGACATTGAGGTCGGGGGAGCGCGTGTGGAATGGGAAAGAAACGATGACATTGTGTCGGTAATGTATCCGTTTGATCAGGGAAAAACATATCAGCTGGAAATTCATTACTGCGGAAAACCGCCTGCACATATGTATATCAGTGATCATGGCTGGATATTGCCAGCCTATGCGGCGTGGTATCCGGTCAGGGGAAGTGTGAATAGTGTTTCCTTTCAGTTTGATCTGTTTGAGCCGTTTTTTTATGACTATGGCCAGGAAAAAACAGAATATATGGTTACATATATTGGAAAGGATGCCGTATACTGCAGTCTGGCGTCAGCCGGGGAACAGTGCTGGAAAGGAAACTCGGATGGGGTGACACTGTTGCTGAGCAGCTGGGTAAAGGAGGTAGCGCTTGACAATGGTACGAGCGTGGTCTATCCGGTATGCTGTAAAAATTACGACCAGGAGATTGCGGTATATGTCGAAGAGCTTTCTGAACTGTATCGCATGATAGATGGCAGGGAGGGGGCTCAGGGAAATACATGGAGCAAAGTGTTTGTTACTTGTGATTCAACCTATACTGGTCATGGGGAGAAAATATATGATTTTGCAGACCATGGTATTGTGGAGATAACAAGGGCGTATCTGGACGGTGGTTCATTGTGCAGCCCGAATCTCACAGCATATCCTTTGATCGGGACATTGAAGCTGGGAAATGACAATCGGGTTCTAAGTGAAGAATATGTTTATTTGTACAAGACAATGTATATCACGATGCTGGTCAGGGAAGGAAAACTGGAACGTGGGTTTCAGATGAGAACTTTAGGAGATATCGCGAAATTGTTTGATGGTATGGAGGGATACGAGGAGTTTACCAGTATTGTCATGATGATCGATCAGTATATGACTGAGAGCGACTTGGAGACAATAGAGCTTTTTATGGAAAAGTTTTTACGAGTTCTTGGTTCCGGTGATAATATAACGATCGATAAAGTGAAAAAGATGATGGAGAACTAGTATGATTGAGATTGAAAATGTCAGTAAAAGTTTTGGGAAAAAGAAAGCGTTGTGCAATGTAAATCTATCTCTTGATTTTGGCATATATGGACTTCTTGGGCCAAACGGAGCGGGTAAGACGACGTTTATGCGGATTCTGGCCACTGTTTTGGAGATGGATTCCGGCAGGATCAGCATGGATGGCATTACATGGGAAAATAAGTTGAAAGTGCGCGAAAGGATTGGCTACCTGCCACAGCATTTTTCAATGTATGGAGGATTAAGCGTCTATGAAAGCCTGTGCCATGTAGCCGTTTTAAAAAATATTGAGAAAAGGAATATTGACAGCGTTGTCAATGCCGTGATCGACGAGGTAAATCTGACGGACAGAAAAACGAGCAGGATCAGCGCTCTGTCAGGGGGGATGCTTCGCCGGTTGGGGATTGCGCAGGCGCTGATTGGAAATCCGAGGATATTGATCGTGGATGAACCCACAGCAGGACTCGATCCGGAAGAAAGAATCCGGTTTCGGAATCTTCTGGCTGGGATAGGGGACCGGAGGACAATCCTGATCTCTACACACATTGTTGAGGATGTGGAGGCAGTCTGCGAAAGGATGGGGGTATTAAACCAGGGCGGAGTGATGATCCAGGGGGAAGTGGAATACATTGTTGCAAAAGTGCAGGGGAAGGTGTATGAATACGAGACAGACAGAAAAATAGACAGCGGCAGTGGGTGGACTATCATCTCGTAGCGGAGGCAGAGAGACCGGTTTATATACAGGATTCTGTCAGATCAGGAAGTAAAAGGAGCGGTACATGTCAGAGAATCGCTGGAGGATGCCTATATTTATCTGACAGGCGGAGGTGCGCGGCAGAATGAAAATGATATATTATGATTTTCGGAGGCTGGGAGCCTTTCGGGTTATTCCGATTGCCGTGGTCTGTATCTTGTCGCTGTTAAGTATGCGGAGCACGGCAGAAGAGATCGTGATCCTGAAATCGATGGAATTGTTTTTGACACCGCTGGTAACATGGTGGATTGTGCCATGCTTTTTCAACTATGTAAATGAAGATACGAGAGAGGCCTATCTGTCGTATCCTTATTCGCGGTATGCATTAGGGATATTTCGTATATTGTTTTGGTCATTTATATATTATGTTTTATTGCTGGCTGCCTTTTTGGTCAGGGCTGGCTGTCAGGAGGGATATGGTCTCTATTTTTTGATATTTATGGTACAGGTCATGTTTTATGCGTGTTTTTCTTTTTTTCTCATTATATATACGCGGAATATTGTTCTGAGTGTTGGTGTCATATGGGGATATGTAGGTGTGCAGGTTCTGGATGCAAACCACAGGTTTTCGGGAATGAGTGTCTGCTTTTATGAAATATTTTATGAGGGGCTACATGCAATTGCAATGAAAGGGATTATCATTCTGGTGTTTTCCATGTTTTTCATGCTGTATGCACAGATGAGGTTTAACAGGATGGAAGTGGGGTAAGCAGTGTCACCTGTGCTTGCGGAATGCATGTTTAGTGTGAAAGAAATGGCAGTGAGGATGGCGGATACCCACAAGTGTGCTCAAACCGAGAGAGGGAACCACGCGATGTGATGATCGAGTCGCTTGACAGGAGTGGGAAGGCGAACGATAAAAGAACAGCCATTCTGCAGCATGGGCGTATTGAGTTCAATCAGTTGTAAAATTTATGATATATTCCATGATTTTGCCTCCATATCTTTGATATATTAATACAATTCTTTCGTTTTTTGCATTGTTTTCAGGACATATTCCTATTGTAAATGGTTGGTTATGGAAGTGCGGCCTAAAAATTTGAATCCGTTTAAGGACTTTTTAATCGGACGGGTTTTACACAAAGCCTTGTAAAATGCGGCGAAACGCTGTATTTACAAGGCTTTGCAGTACTTTTTGGGTTGCGAAAAAATGCGAATAAAACTGCGTGATAAGAAACGGTTAGCGACAAATTAGTGACAAATTATCTGCCACCCAGCACCTGTATTTTCTCAATTTCAATGCGCAGCTCCGAGACAGTTCTGTGTCCATATACGGACTTCTCAACATCACTTCCGAGAGAGTGTCCCATCAGGAGATGCTTCGACAGGTCATCAACACCATATTTATCACAGAGCCACGAAAAGGTGTGACGGCAGTCGTGTGGCGTGTGCTTCGTCCCGGCACTGGACATTGACAGTCCCAGGGATGCAAGTGTCGCGTGGAAGCTGGCCCGGCACGCTCCGGTGGAGAAAACTTTATCACCGGAACAATATTGATCGGCAAAAGCTTTGGCAAATCCCTGAATAGCAGGGTGCAGCGGGACGATTCTGTTTTTGCCGGCAGCAGTTTTCACACCGCCTTGAAAATACTGTTCGGTCTCGTTGTAAGTTATACTCTGGAACGCCGCGATTCGGAAGCCTGTATAGATCATCAGCAGGATCATGCCGACATCTTCCCTGTCGCTGTGCTGCCAGAGCAGATCGAGCGCCTCAGGGGAGAAGGGGACTCCGTTTTCATCATCGTCTGGTATATTTATGGTCACGAATTGCGAATAATCCTTCTCTACAATATCATTCTGGAGCGCATATGCGTACATTCCTTTGAAAAGGGACACAATCAGCTCCAGGCTGGAATGCTTTAGAGGGCATGTATCTACAACGTCCTGGAGGTCTGCTTTTCTCAAATCAACAAACTTTCTGCCGTGGAGCTTTTGGCAGTTGTTGAAAGCGGCACGGGTTGAGCCCTTGGAGGCATTGGACAATTTCTTTTTTGACTTCTCATATTTGTTTTCAAAATATTGTTCGTACAGCTCTGCAAAAGTGATGTTGACGTATTCAGAGGATATGGTTCCGCTGCGGTTGGAGAGCATGGCAGAGCACAGATCAGCGAATGAAACGCTGGACTTCCTGATGTCATCAGGGGCATTGTTGTATAACATTAGTGCCTGATAGGCTTCATCGTACACCTTGAAGTATCCTATGGCGGCGCCAAGGACGGGCGAGCCGTTCAGGGTAAATTCTGTTACTGGTGGATAGGCAGCCCATGGTCGGGTGCGCTTTCCGGACAGGTGCTTGATGCTCCCAGAGCCGTTGGGGAGTTTGCGGTGTCTTTTGGGTTTGCGTTTTGGGACCGGTTCGGCGGAAACAGGCGTTGGAATATTGATGGGGTATCCGCAGGAAGGGCAGGAAAGCGCCTTGTCTGAAACGGAATGTGCACATTCTGGGCATAAAATCAAAGCCATAATAAAACCTCCTAAAATCATTGAAAAACTGACCGAAATGTGGTACGATATGACTGTATTGGTGCATATTGTATCATTCCGAGGAGTTCGGTGTACAGTATCATCTTGGGCATTTGTGTTGCAATCACAGATGCCCTTTTTCGTTGTTGCGATGTCGCAATTATTTTTGAACAATGTCAAATTATAGTAATGCTGGGCAAATAAATTATTTGACAAAATTTCAAATATATGTATAATAAAATTATAAAGTAAATACAATTGTTAATAAAGAAGTTGAATGTTGCGAATACGTGGCAGGGTGAAAAACCGTAAGGACACCTCGGAGGAAAGGTTCAACTTCTTTTTTTATTTATCCTGCTGATTATCAAACAGTCGATATAGGTAAAATAAAGCATATGGTCAACCGGCAGGATAACCATATGTAATCCGAATGCGGTTTCATTACCTGATTGATGAAATGCCATTACGGTATTGAAATCTTTGTGTGCAATATATGGAGCAAATAGTTTTTTCTGTCGGGGCTTTAAACAGGCTTGATTTGAAAATGCAAGTCTGGAATTTGTATGCAGTTTAGAATGCAGACAAAGTTTGCAGTACTGGTTGTGCGGTTTTAAGGGCAGGCAGTGTTCATAATAATTGCGTATAGTTCCAGCCATAATATCAGCTATCTGTATTAACGGAAAGAACTTATCTTTGGAATCCCTGAAAATGAGGTCATAGCTTTTGGTTGAAAATTCCGATTCTAAAATAGTCCTGATACTATCCATCTCTCTTTTTTTCATATTGTCTATAACGATAAGGACTTTGTCTTGGTCCGATATCAAACCCGATTGATTGAGTGACATATAAGGAAAGGTATGTGTTACACCGCTTAAATCCTCACGGGCAATTTTGGTAAGACGGTAAAAATCACTGTCGGACAAGGGGCGGCATTCATGGATTAGTTTTTTGTCGGCTATTAACGAGAAGCATATGCCTTTGAGGTTTTGCAATTCATCATATACTTTGTCCGCGTACTTACTCCTGCGGAGTGCAGTGCTTTTTATTTCCTGTTCGGGCTTCACGAACATGGCTTTTTTCATGGAAAGCAATACATTTACATTATGGGCATAATCTGTCGGTGTTGTCATAAAGCAGGATACAACAAAACTATATGAAGAACCTAAATCGCTTGTTTCCCTGAAAACGTAACCGTCATCGCCGGAAGCATCCACAAACATAATGTATTTGTAATTGTTTATATCTTTTAGTTGTTTGTTCATTATAGTTAATTGTCTTCTCCTTTAGTCATTTGGCAGTTTTTCGCTTACTTTTCCCATGCAGACAATATTGTCATTTAACATATTCCGTATCATCCATAATAAGGGAAGTAATACTATCAGAAACAAATTTTGCTTGAAAGGTGCTTGTTGATTCCATATTAAAAGCATTTTTAGCAGTTACAGTTGATTGGACAATGATTGTATCATCTTCAATTTCGAATACCCATCCGCTGATTGCAGGAAATTCGGCAGTGTCAGGATAATTTAATAATTCTGTGATAGCAAGTTGCGTTGCAACTCGATACTTATCGCGGTCTGACGAATTGACATAATAATCAGTAATTGGTGTAATCATTTTGCCATCCAAATAAATATCTTGATCATGAAAATAAATTGAGTTGATAGTTTTGTTTGTGTTGTCTACCCATATAACAACATCATATTCAGCGCCCTTATATACCTCAATTTCTTTATCTTCCAGATAATATGATGTTTGATCTTCTCCTGATTGGAATACAGATACAGATGTTACTTCACCAATGCCGCAGGCTTCAAGGATTTTTAACATATTAGCTTCCTGATCGGAATCCAGATCCATGGTTTTTGCAAGAATAGATTGCTGGTTCGTGGAGCTAGCATCTTGTGGAAACTTTATCATAAGGATATTAAGAATTATTCCCAGCATAAGAAATATAAAAAACACTATAAATATTGTACTAAGGCAGCCATGACCTTTTTTCTTTGGCTTGGATGGAGTCTGAGGGTTTATCTGCTGGATCTGTAGGTTAGTGGTGGTTGATTTTATCGGATAACCGCAGTTTGGACATGCAGTAGCTTTGTTGCTTATTGCTTTCTTGCATTCAGGACAATTAATAAGTGACATATTTTTCCTCTTTTCTTTAGATTTCATTTTGGGTATACAAGTAGTTGCCTTCAATCGCAAGGTAGTTTTCCAATTACCTTGCCCATGTATCCTGCGCTTTCATTTAATGATATGTTTTGGGCATTGGGATTTAGTGAGATCAGCTCTGTTTCCCCAAGTTTTTTCACATAGCTCTCGCCATTTACCCGAAATTTGCCGTCAGGGTTGTTGATATACATCTCTAATAAATTATTTAATTGTTTTATAGCTTGCTTTTTATGACGTATAACGTTGTCTTTTGTTAATTCTTTTGACATAAAAATTCTTTTCCTCCGCATTTTGTTATTATGGCAGCTTTCCGATCACTTTTCCTCCGCACCCAGCGCTTTCGTTTAACGGGATATTCTTGGCAACAGGATTGAGGGGGAATGTATTTTTAGTAATTATATCTCATAAATTCGAAAAAATATAGTACATTGCAGAAATTATTACTCTAATCGGCAAATTGCAAGAAACTATAAAAAAATGACGGTTCATTTTTTGTTAGTAACTGACGAAATTTATCTGAGATATAAGATATGAAAAGATAGAGGTAGATTTTATGCCTTTTGACATGATAGTATTGATATATGGAGAAGAGGATTCACTATTATTAAAGGGGGCATGAGGCATGGATATAGATATGATGACATGTGAAGAGCTGATTAGAGAGCTGGTCAGGATAATCAAACAAATCAAAGATCGTCGGAGTATAAAGATGCTTTATGGCTTCGCCATAATATTAAAAGAGCAGGAAAGTGTAGAATAGTTTCCGAGTTCATGGGCATTTGTTGCGATGTCGCAACAAGTGTGTTATAATAACATCGTTGTCGCTCCCAATCTGGCAACAGAAAGGGGGTGTGATGTCGTGGATATGTTACTCTCATTTTTGGTCTCTATCATAGCAGGTATTATTGTTTATTATATCTGCAAATGGCTAGATGGAGATGACAGCGACAATTAGCCTAAAAGAAAACCCTTGGGTCTGACCACCCAAGGGTTTTCGCTTTGTGTGCTGTCATGGAACACTACTCTCTTTTTGCCTAATGGCATTATAGCATATGCAGATTCTAAATGCAATATTCCCTGATAAAGTTTTATGTATCATTTTTGTCAATATCGTTTGAGGATTCTCCGGAAAACTCATAATTTTCTGTTGCTTTGGCTGCAGAGCAGAGCCTGTCTATATAACTCCAGAACAGCTCTTTGTCCTCTAAAGAGAATCGACCATAATTCATGATAAGCTGCTTGGCCCGGCTATCAGTGATACCAAGATCGGCGCAGATCATGCCATACTCTATATCTTGATCAATCTCTGGCTTCTTTGGCTCAATGCCGTTACGCAGCCATTCTTCTCGATAGTCAAATTCTCGGCAAATAGATTTAATCATATGTTCGGTAGCATTTCTGTTTCCGTTCTCAATATTAGATATCGTTGATTTAGTAACACCAATTCGTTCCCCAAATTTTTCCATGGTCAAATCATTTGCTAGTCTGATTTCTTTAATACGTGTATTTACCGTCATCTTTTCACCTCCTAGAAATAAGAATAGCACTCTGAAATCTGTGAGTCAACAAAAAGTTTTCAAACACAACAAAAATATATTGACAAAGTTTTCAAACAACACTATAATGTATTCAAACAACACAGAAAGAAGGTGAAAGGAATGTTAGTCGCGAAAGAAAAGAGACAGGAAGCCGAGAACGTCTTTACGATTTATCGGGGGCTGCCGGAAAAAGAGAAGATTATGTTACTTGCATATTCGACAGCGTTAAGGGACAGGGCATTGTTTAGTAAATCTGATCGGAGCGAGACAGTACCAGACTTGCAGACAAGGAACCAGCAGTGAAGTAGAGGGGAGGTGAGGGAAGATTGGCGTTAGATGCTGAAGGAATGATTTGTGCGGCACAGCACATAAAAACATTTCATAAACAGAGTGCAAAAGAAGAGGTTGCTGATTTTGGCGAACCATGTTCTGACTGCATAAAAATTGGGACATGTGATCTGAACTGGCTCGCCAAATTGAAACCTTTGTTTAAAGAATCCGGCGTACCTATTCGGTTATGCTATCCGGTGAATGTTGATAAATAGGGCAATCATCCTGATACGGGCAATCATCAGAAAAAGCGCAGTTAAAAGAATCTTTTTTGTAATTTTTTGTAAGAGTTCCAAGTATCGGGATATATGTGTAATTGACATTGATTGTAAGAGAGCCTTTAGTATATGGACATTCACCTGTATATATCTTTTGCATGAGTCAGTCTCCTTTCCTATGTACTCGGTCATGGCAGTGACCTGTACATACAGTATAGGGCAGGGGAGATAAAAGGACAAGACAAACTAGTTTGCGACAGATAAGGAACCAGCAGTGAAGCAGAGGGGAGGTGAGGGAAGATGGATGAAATTGAGTCAGATATGAGAAAACGCCTCCAACAGCTATTTATTACACTGTCGGAAGCGTCAGTACATTGTGATGCAAGGTTATTGCCGGCAATAACGGAATCCATGCTTGAAGTGTACAAGATTTTTAGAACTGTTTAAAGGTGAATGACACTAAGTTTCTTTGTAAACTTCAAAAGATATTGCGTTGTGTACAGAGACGGTTGCTACACCATCTTCAGAAAACAGATGATAAACTAAGTTTCCAAGTAAATAACGATGAGACATAATAGCATCGCCTTCTAATGTTTGATACGTCGATGATGCATAGAATTCAATTTTATTTACATGATCAAAATCGCGGAAAGATTGATCCGCATAAATAACAGCGACATGGTACATAGGATAAACCTCCTTTCTCTTGCACTTGGCTACTGCACTGGGCAGAGGGCAGTGGCCTGTAAGTACAGTATAAGACAGGGGAGGCAAAAGGGCAAGGCAAATCTGTTTGTGGCAGACAAGGAACCAGCAGTGAAGCAGAGGGGAGGTGAGGGAACGTGACAGAGGAGAAAGCAACATCTAAGACGGATAAAGAAAACGTGAGCCCTGCAGAAAGATTAGCAGGACTCGCGAAAACTAATTTTGGAATTGGCAGTTTCAGATTAACTTTGTCATATTTGGGAACACAAACTGTTGATGGCAGGCAGTGAGACGATAATATTTGCCGCGCCTTCTGTGCGGTGCACAACTCTCCCAAAGGTGTACCGTCTGAATCTTTTGTTTTGTAAAGCCGGCGGCACAGGAGCGGATTACATGCATATGCTCCTGTGTGCCGCACAGAGGGCGCGGAATGAGGAAAGGGGATGTGATTGCAATGAAAGCGGACAGCAGGCGCGTTCCAACTAAGCAGGCGGCAGCAGAGCTGGGCATGAGCATACAGGGAATGCGCGAATACATGAAAAGAGGGCTGATCGATATCGGGGAAGTGCTGCCGGCAGCCAATGGCGGTGAATGCCTGCGGTACCATGTATACAGGGACAAGTTGGACCGGCATCTGGGCAGGATTCCGGAGATGAATGCCATGGCAGCAGGGTTGTCCCACGATAATATACAGACAGAATAAACAGGGCATTTTGGTGCAGTGTTTTTATTTTTACCTTTTTTCAGGGAAAAAACACTGAAAATCCCGCTAAAATCGAAAGGAGGCGCCGCGATGTTATGCAGGGATGAGGCCGGGGTGATAGACAAGCTCTGCAGCCTGGGGGACAAATTTAACGAGCTGTACGCAGATAAGCAGTACGCACGCGCGATGTTTGCCTACCATACAGCATCTTCTGTCGCAGTGTTCCTAGAGCTGGACAGGGATATGATCAATTTTTTCTTTGGCACTGCCAATACAGAGGATTCTGATGAAAAGGGACTGTTTGACAGGGACAAGGTGCACAGGGCGCAGTGGGAATGCATCGTGCAGGACAGGCCGGTGCCGTATGTGGATGCGCACGACATGGTGGAGATACTAAAGTGCACGGTCCGCGGCTGAGGAAACCACGGAAAGATAAATAACCGCAGGCTTTGAGGTTTTCGGGCTTGTATACAGTATTATCTTTAGATACAAACTACAGGGCAGGGTGGAAAAATGGTAAGACAGAAAATAATACACTGCGGCAGGGGCACGAGAACGTACTATAGAGAGATTGACATTACTATGGGAAAGAACACCCCAAGACAGAGGGGGAAGAAAAGGAAGAGGAGCCTGCCCAAACAGGAACGCCTTAATTTCAAAAATTCCAGGCGACATCTGCACCAGTTGTGCAAATGTAATTTTACGGGATATGATTACCGGCTGGATCTCACATATGATGACAGATGGCTGCCATCTTCCCGGGAGATGGGATGGAAGTATGTTAAAAGTTATCTGGGAAAGGTGGACCGCATGAGGAAGAAGAATGGACTGCCCCCTGCCAGGTGGATCTGTGTCGACGAGGGGTTTGACGGACACGGCAGGCCCCACCACCACCTGCTGATCAGCGGCGGACTGGACAGGGACACGATGGAGAGCCTCTGGTATACAGGACGCGGGAAAAATGCCCAAGCCCTGGGCATGGCATCAACAGAGACGCTCAAATTTAACAATGAGGGTATCGAGGGACTTGTAAAGTACATCACAAAACAGGCGCTGAAGGATTATAAGGATAAAGGGACAGAAGGGCAGCTCTCCCTTGCAGACCTGGACGCAGGCGTGACGGAGGAGGATATCGTCAGTCCGTCATCCGGCGGCAGGAGGAGATGGAGGCAGTCAAGGAACCTGATACAGCCCCATGAGAAAACGAATGACCATGCCTACAGCAGGAGGGATATCATCAGGCTGATCAGGCAGCCGGCAGACTGTGAGGACACAAAGCGGTACTTTGAGAACAGATATAAGGGATATGCGCTTGATACCTGCAGCTATGTGTACAATGATGTGACCGGCACATGGAACATCTATCTGACCATGCACCGGAAGAGGAGGGACACGGGCCCGGGAAAGAAGTCCATAAAATCTGGCAGGCGGCGCAGGGTGGGGGAGGTGATGACAACCTGATGCTGAAACATGTCGACATATACATAACGCACACTGTAAAAGGCTTTGTTGCGGACGGAGCCAGATACGCCTATGTTCTCATGTATAACGGACAGCCAAAGTATGGATACGGCGAGATCAGGGAGAGGATTACCCAAAACAGCCTCCTGCTCATGGTCATGAAGGAAGCGCTGGACAGGATGCGCTATCCCTGCGAGATCATGGTCTGTATGGACTCAAAATACATAGCCAGTGCATTCGCAAACGCTTGGACGGATACATGGAGGAATAACGGATACAGGAAGGCAGACGGAGGGAAGATCGTTGATGCCGGAAAGTGGGAGGAGCTCCTGACGGCGTGCGGCCTGCATGTCATGGAGGTAGTGTACAGCGGGCATCATGAAATGACCGGAATCCTGGAGACAGGCATACGCAGGGGAGGAGTTTTCGAAACATGACGGGTATAAGGAGGGATGAATCATAATGGGATTAAAAGACATGAAGCGCGGCGAGGACACGGAGCAGATCCGCGTGATGGACTGGGCGGCAGCAGCCGAATGCCGCTATCCGGAACTAAAGTGGCTGCATCACATACCGAACGGCGGATCGCGCAGAAGCAGCGAGGCGGCCAGACTGAAGCGCATGGGCGTCAGGCGCGGGATATCTGACATACACCTGCCTTTTCCGCACGGCAGGTATCACGCCCTGTATATCGAGATGAAGTACGGGCGGAATGTGACGACGCAGGAGCAGCGGGAGTTTCTCTGCGACATGAGGGATGCCGGCAACCTTGCAGCGGTCTGCCATGACGCGCAGGCAGCGACAGACCTTATCGAGCGCTACGTGACGCTGCCCGCGCACGGAATCCTGAAGGTGAGCGGCGGAAGCTTTGAGGGTAAAAACGTTTACTGGGATGCGGATCACATCTGCCACATACAGACAATACAGGGAACAGTATAGCCTTTTCATCCTGAAAGGGATTATATATCACAATATTCACAGTAACAGGAAACCATGGCATATTCCCGTCCCTGTCATTAAGGGGCGGAGGAAGGAGGGAATCAGTATTATGTATGAGATATTCGGGGAAATGGATTCGGCGGAAGAGATCAACGCGGCGGCCGGAGGGCTGAAAAGCGAAGGGGATAAGGAGAACCTCTATAAAATGGCGGAGGAGAACGGCATTGACAGTGCGTTTGTGGACATGTACCTTGACGGGACGATGGAAAATCTCTGTTGCGACGCCGCAACAGCGGCGCTCGGAAAGATTGATGTGGAGGCAGCAGCGCTGAAGCCTGTGGAGATCATTGCTGACTGGGTGGAGTATATGAAAACCCTGTGCGGTGACGATGAGGATTTTGCCCGTGCAGTGCGCAGGAAAGGAAAGAGCCTGACAGGCTGCATCGGGAGCCTGCTGGGCTGGTCATTCAGGGCAAGGTACAAAATAAGAAAAGATATCATAGAGGCAGCAGGCATCAGCAATACAACTGTTGAGATGGGCATACCCGGCATGGGGACGGCCAAGAGGCTGATAAGGGAATACTATATTGGTACAGGAGGCGCAGGGAAATGAGGAAGGCAGGGCTGCTTGATAGAAAGCCGCTGACAGCCACGCGGAAGATGCTGGATACGGCGAAAAAGGACACGGGAACGGAAAAGCGTGCAGGGAGGTGGGACAGCATTGATACATATACGGAATATGAGAGCAGGTTTTATTTCAGGGCGGCGGTATATTCCGACAGGGGGATTCTGGAGGTTGACCTGTTTACCAGGCGTGATCTTGCATCCGGGAGGACGGCTCCGCGGTTCCGCATATTCCTTGACCGTGAAAGACAGGATTTTATAAGCTGGGATATGGTCCGTGAGAAATGGAGCAGTGCAAAGATCGACATGCTGGAGACAGACGATGACAGATACAGTTATTCGTACCGCGGCCGCAACCATGCGACAAAGGAAACGCTGAATATGGTGAACGGCTATCTTTATACAGGGTGCATGGGCGATGTGGAAACGGCGGTCCTTGATTTCCAGGCAAAAATCCGAAAGACTGCGCTCGCCCAGAAACACAAGTTTATAACGGATGCCATAGACAGTTACATGAGCATGGTGCCGGACAGTCTCCCCGCGGACTGGATGAAATTTATAAATGACAGGGTTCTGGAGCACAGCGTATTTTACATAAAAGAGAAAAAAGAAGGGTATTGTACCCACTGCAGGCTGCATGTGCCGGTGCCTGCCGGTGTAAGGCATAACATGCCGGGAAAATGCAGCAGTTGCGGAATCAGCATTACATACAGGAGCTGGAAGATGCAGAAGCACACGACATACCGCACGACGGCCTCGGTGCTGCAGAAATGTACGGACGGCGTGCATTATGCATACAGGCAGTTTCGGGTTGATATGTTTACGGAACGCGGGAACGATTATGAACCTGAAATAAATCTCTGTGAGGAACGGAGGGCATTGTTCCGTCTTGACGGCATACGCAGCATGATGAACAGCCTGAAAGTGTATGAGTGGGGCGAGTTCCGTTACACAGGGATCAGCAGGTGGTGCGAGGACGGGACCGCACGCAACGGAATAAACCGCAAGTGGTATATGAATAGCGAAAGGAGTGTGCTGTACACGGGAAACATAAAGCGGCTGCTGAAAGGCACCGGACTACAGTACATTCCGGTGGCAGGGATTGTAAAGGGCATGGGAACGGAAAGGGTTAATGTACTCAAAATGATCAGTGACATGCAGGGAGAATATCCCTATGAGGCATTCTGGAAAATGGGACTGAGACGTTTTGTTAGGGAACGTGTCAAAAACAATTTCGAATCCGGACGCGCGCAGGTTTCCCGTCTGAAGGCAGGAAAGAAACCATGGGAGCTGCTGGAAATGACAAAGGAAGATATGTGCCAGGCTGTGCGCATGGACGCTACGGACCAGCAGATGCGGATTATCCAGAAGGCTTCGTCTGTGGGCGTAAAGCTGGAGGACGGGCAGGTGGAATGGTTTGACAGATATACGGGAGTCAGTGTGATCCTGGATTACCTTAATGAACAGACGCCGCACCGTATCATACGCTACCTGCGGGAGCAGACAGGCGCAGAAGAGGAAAGCGGGCGTTGCGGCGGTCTCCGGAGCCTGTGGACAGATTACCTTGACATGGCGCGGCAGATGGGGTGGAACCTGCGCGACAGGTCCGTATTTTTCCCGCAGGATATAACGAGGGCACATGATGAGGCAGCAGTTTTATATATGGTGTGGAAGGACAGGGAAGATGCGAAGAAAATGAGGTCAAAGGATGATATCATGCGCAGGAATGCGGCGGAGATCAGGAAAGCGTTCAGCTATAGTGACGCTGCATATATGATAAAGGTCCCTGAATGCTATATTGATTTTAAACATGAGGGGCATGCCCAGCATAACTGTGTGGCCACCTACTACGACAGGGTGCTTGAAGGTAAATGCATCATACTGTTCATCAGGCGCAGGCAGGAGCCGGATAAATCTTTCTGCACGGTGGAGATCTGTAATAACCAGGGCAGGTTCGGAGTGGCGCAGAACCGGACGGCCTATAACAAAGAGGCGCCGGAGGATGCACAGGCATTTCTGGCGGAGGCCGTAAAGGAAGCGCAGAAAACAGCGGACAGAATGGCAGCGGAAGAGGAGCGCATCCTCGTAAGGACCGCAGTATAGGAGGGATATATGGAGCGGATGGAATCTGTCGGGAAACAGGATTATGAAAATTATAAGGAAGAACTGAAAAGAAAGCTGGACGAGACATCAGAAAATTTTATCGTGATCGGCTACATTTTAAAGCAGGTGAGGGACAGATGTCTTTACCGGCTGGAGGATTACGGTGATATTTATGGGTTTGGCGCCGGTGCGTATGGCCTATCAAAGGCCACGGTCAGCCGTTTTATCAATATCAATACGAAATTCTCCGTGGGAGGAAACAGCCGCAGGTTAAAACCGGAATATAAAGGGTTCGGGCGCAGCAAGATACAGGAAATGCTGAACGTGGACGTGGGCGATCTGGAGCTGATTACAGCAGATACCACGGTTGACCAGGTAAAGGAGTTGAAAAAGGCGGAAAATGTCCAGAAAAAGATTGAGAAGGAAGAACAGGACAGCAGCCTCCCGCTGGTTCAGATGGCAGCAGGGGAAACGGCGACAGGGGAAACAGGCAGTGCCGCCGCCTCCGAGTCTGGGTATGTGGAGCCGTTTGAGGCAGTACTCACATCGTTCTGGAGGTCGCATATGGACCTTTACAGCAGGGTGGCAGCAGGGTTTATTACACCCGAGATAGCCGCGGAGGAAATAAGTCCGTCCGGAAGCTTTACGCACAGGGACGGCGTGAACATTATTTTCTTTTATGATGTTGATAAAGGTTTAAAACTGCGAAGCTACGAAAAAGGAAAAGCAGCAATAACACAGTACTCCTACGGGGAGATGATCGAGAAAACGAAAGAGCTTGATCTGGCGGGGAAACCCGCTGCGGTACCACAGTCAGACCGGCAGGAGGAAGAACAGGCCGGACCGTATATCCCGCTGCCGGGACAGACCAGCGTGTCGGACCTGCAGGGAGTCATTCCGGAAGCGTCCCCGGAAAGCACCCCTGCTCCGGAAGAAAAACCGGATAACACTGCGGATGCGGATAATGACAGTGTGATAGACGGCGAATACAGGGAGCTGGATGCAGAAACAGAGGCACCTGGGAAAGAGGCGGGCGCGGAGTGTCCGTATACGGATATCGAGATAAAGAATGCGATCAGCTTTTTTGAAATAGAGTACAGCCGCATGGCAGGGATGCATCAGGACAGCACCAAGCAGAGGAACTACAAAATCGCGCTGGAATGTATACGCAGATGCTACAGCTCCGTGGCAGAGCAGGCTGATAAAGACATGTATCTGACGGGGAGGCTGGCATGATCCGAATGGAGGCAATAATATGCAGGAGATCGAGAAATTTTTAGAACGCAGAAAAAGGCAGTATCAGGAAGATGAGAACAGGGCATACAGGGACGCACAGTTTGCGAGGGAGTTTCTGTCATACGAACCGGACAGGGAAGATATGGAGCAGGGATTAAAACGCGCGGTCGAGGAGCAGGCTGTCAGCCATGCATTAATTGACCTGATCGATGAGATTCTGGATGAGTTCTTCTAAAAAAGGTTGCGAATTGGAGGAGAGATTATGGCTATGAATTTTGATAATATTCTTGACAGATTGCGCAACAGAATATGGGCACCTATGTCAGAAATGGATGCCGTCGATATGATTATAAATTCCTGGGTGCATGAATATATCGATGACGAAGAAAAGGAGATGCTCTTAGATTGGGTATAGACGGAGGTTAAGTGATGAACAAACATATTGAAAAGGTAGAACAGTACAAACAAAAGGTTCTCGAAAAGGAATTGGAAAATCTCAGGGCAAAGTATCACGAAGCTGAATATTCATATGCAGACACTGGACAGGATAAATATTTTAATAAAATGAGTATTTATGAAAAGCAGATCAACGAGATCGAGGAGTATCTTAAACCTAAAGATGAAATAACCCTGAGGGAATATAAGGAACTGAAGAATCTCAGATGGGTGGTAAAAAATGCAAAGAGTAAAGTGTTTTACATTTTTGCCGACTGGCCTGACGGATTACCTCCGCATACAGAGTTAATCAATTTGCGGGATATGCTAAGAGATTATAACTATATATATCGTGTTTGATTTTTGCTTATACTCATATATACAAATATAGAAGGTATACCAGATTGGTTGAAAAAATGCATGTCTTGTACTCATGTGTATGGCACACAGGATGATGACATGGAGATAAAATGTAGGTGCAGAAAAGGGCGCTGCAACTTTAAACAGAAAAAAGACGAACCTATACGTAAGGATAAAAAGGAGAGAGGTATTGATTATGAATTATGATTATAGACGGGCGCTTTTTAAAGATATTGCTATGCAACTACTTGATGCAGGACTTTTAAAATTATCTAACAACATTAGTCCCCATGATCAGATAGGGGACTGTACGGATATAATCGAAAAAGCACTTTTTGACTATCATTTGATTAAGGGCGATATATATTAAAAAATTGTATCAGGTAGAAAAATAGAAAAGAGCCAGGGACAGACAAAATTGATAGAAGAAAATTGGCATTATAAGGAGTTGGGGGTACAAGGAAAAATGAGAGAGATTTTATGAATGATGGGACAATGAAAGAAGTAGAGATTATTGGCAACATTTTTGATAACATCGGCTCGATGTGAGAATGACATTGTGTATCGCGAAAATTAAGGAGGCAGATCGTGATTCATGCGTTAAAAACAGCACACCAATATTTTGAAGAATCGGCAGCAGGCGTAAAAAGTTTTGAGGTACGAAGGAATGACAGGCCATATAGTATCGGTGACTATGTGGCGTTAAATGAATGGAGCATTGAAGGCTACACTGGCAGATGTACATTGCACAAGATTATATATATTTTATCTGATGAGGTATTCTGCAAAGAGGGTTTTGTGATTTTGGGACTGGAGCCCTGCTCGATCAGAGCCCGAAGCGAGTTTAGGGAGTCAGTTCACTTCGAGATCGGGCCACCAGTGTATGACAGAAATGAGAAATGTTGTGAGAGTAATTAATAAGGATTTGAGAGATTAAGGAGAAAGGAAAAATCATGAGGAGATTTAAAGTATTAGGAACTAATGAAAAATGCAGTATTCCGTGGACGATAATAGCTCCACATGAAGGACAGGCAATTTATAATCATGGGCAGAGTTTAGAAAGGTTGAATGAAAGAGGTGGTCTTTGCTGGTCAGAGATGATAGCTGTCTTGGAAGATAGAGAATGGACAAGAATGGATGAATCTATGGCTCGTAAGAAAGTAGAAGATATAGTCAAAAAGCAGATAGCTACTGTTCAGATGATTAAGAACGATGATGGGCATTATGTTCCATGGGAATGTTGTAGCCTGACAAATCCCAGAACAAGCGGAGGTGTTAGTGAGATTGATGATATTGATCTGCCCTGCGGAGCGGATTGTGAAAACAATTGTGACAAATGTATTATCCAAAAGATCATGGATGAATACGCAGAGATCACACAGCAGGCAAAATAAGGATTTATTTAGGGAGATCGCGATGAAAAGTGTATTAAAGTATCCAGGAGCGAAAAATCGGCTTGCACCATGGATATGCGAACATATACCAAAACATGATGTTTACCTGGAACCATTTGCTGGAAGTCTTGCCGTGCTGTTTAATAAGCAGCAGTGTCATATTGAGACAGTAAACGACATAGACGGCGAAATAGTAAATTTTTTTAGGGTGCTACGTGACAACATGGAAGAATTATCAGAAGCAGTCTGGCTTACCCCGTTTTCACGGGAAGAATATAAGGAAGCTTATAAACAGACCGAAGATACAATAGAAAAAGCAAGAAGGTTTGCTGTTAAATGCTGGATGGGATTTGGATGCGGAAATCTTTATCAGAATGGCTTTAAGTCCGGACAACAAACGAAATCTCCCAATCCGGCAAAATCATGGAATGAATTACCTGAAACGATTAAATTGGCAGCAGAACGGCTCAAAGGAGTTCAGATCGAATGCCTTCCGGCTGTGGAGTTAATAAAAAGGTATGATACGCCAGATGTCTTTATTTACGCTGATACGCCATATTTACATGGTACACGCAAGAATTATTTATACAAACACGAAATGACAGATGAGGAACATATGGAATTACTGGAGGTATTAACCAGTCACCCGGGAAGGGTTCTTATATCTGGTTATGAAAATGAGCTTTATAACGAAATGTTGAATGGATGGAATAAGGTGCAGAAAGACACCCTGGCGGAAGGTGGGCGTAGACGGATAGAGACGCTATGGATGAATTATAGTAATGAGTTTGGGCAGATGTCCATTCTTAGATAAAAACAAGGATTTGGAGGTGACAATTTGATTTTGGGATGCATGACCGAATTACCCTGTCCGCAGGTGGAAGTGTTGAAGTGTTGAAGTGGTTTGTGGGGAAATGGAAAGAGGTAAAGGAAAAATGAAATATAAGTGCATAAAAGAAATGTGTTTGCCGAAGTGTGATGGTGACGGTTTTGTAATCCCAAATGAATATGGATTTGTGACCGTTGGTAGCATTTGGGAAAGAGATGATAGAGGAAGCATTATCGGCGGTGATGTACATTTGGATTCTATAAATAATAATCCTGATTTTGGATGGATAGAAATTTCATTTGAGGACTTGGAAGAGAATTTTGCGCTGGTTGAATGAAATCGGTGATAACAAAAGAAACAGTTATTAAAATCATAAAATCAGTCGGCGTTGTATGAAAGAAAAAGGGGAGGGCGTATATCAAATGTTAAATAGTGGAGGTGATAAAGATGGGAAGGCTTACAGAAAAGGATGGCAGCAGCTGGCATCTGAAAAATGTTCCATGGGAATCCCTTGGCGAAGGGCAGATAATATCAAAGGATGTTAGTGAAAGGGTATATGGGGCACTATGCAAGTTAAAGGATTATGAGGATACAGAAAAAGCTCCTGATGAAATAGAGCTACTGAAGTATCACCATGATGAGCAGGCAATAAATGAAAACCTAAAAATGACCTTAAAAAAGAAAATAAGGGAGCTAAAGGGCAGCAGTGATTATCCGCATAATTTCAAAGGACAGATGGTGGAGGACTTTGAGTGGGTACTTAGCTTGCTCAATTAAACTGGAATTTAAATAGGAAAGGGGATGAATTAAATGGCAGCAGGAATTGTACAGCAGCATATCATACAGATGAATATCATGGGTATGGATGTGAAATATCTGGGAGCGCGTGCATGTTCTTATATCCAGATAGCAAAGCGTGCGCGAGAGAATATGGCGAAGGTCCAGACATAGAAGACAACAATCAGGAACTGGAGGATTCTGGAATTAATGGAGGTTAAGTAAAGAGAGATTCTGTTTAAGGGAAAAGCAAAAGCTGGATATAAATGGGAAGGAGAGGGGGAATGGATAGAGGGAAGTCCGCTCTATCCAGATAATGAGAACGGAAGTGTTTGTCAGATAGCATCGTCCTATTTGTCAAGCAATAATAATGGATCTGTAATGGTGGTTGCTTATGAGATAGATCCCAAAACCATTTGCCAGTATACAGGCTTGACCGACAAGAATGGCAGGAAGATTTTTGAGGGAGATATTATCCACTATACTGATGAAGTAACTGGGGAGGAAAAGATTGATGAGATTAAATACAACGAAACAAACGCCGCTTTTTGCAGGCATCATAAAAGTGAAATGGGATCACAATATCTTTTTATAGATGAAGCCGTAGCAAACAAGTGTGAGGTTGTCGGCAATGTTTTTGATAATTCTGGATTTGAAAGCAAAGCTATGTTTGAATGGAAATTCAATGCAACAATTTATAGGAAGTCTAGCGGTGAAGTGCTGTTTTCTGAAATGTGTTATACATATGAGGAAGCGCAGAACACAATAGAAGAGAATATTGCCAAGTATGTAAATAAAGATTATCCGCCAACAGGACATATTACCAAAGAATACGTATCTGTAACTTAGTATTTTGTGTTAGCAGCATTGCGACGTCGCAAAAAATTTAAAACTAAATATGGAACAAAAAGAATAAGTGGTAGCAACCGGCCAAAGTTACCTACCACTTAATCACTAAGCCTAAGGAAAGTATAGCACCATATCAATCCTTAGGCAAGAAGAAAATTAATGTAGCAGGAGGTTTTGACATGAGTGCTAAAGAAAAACTCAAAAATGATATTATTTTAGGGATGCATATGCATCTGGATTGTAACACACAGGCGATATTAGAGGCTGTAGTTGTAAAGGCGATACAGAATCTTGATATCAAGGAGCTGGAGACACTGCCAGCCACAGTGGATAATACAAACCAGTACATAATACAGCTTTTCGACGCAAAGAAAGCACCAAAGTTAAGCCATATGACAGTGGAGTATTACAAAATGACATTAAATGAGTTTATGACACTTATCAATAAGCCGCTCAATAAAGTAAGTGAATCAGATATTGAATACTATCTTCTGGCAAAGAGGCCAAATAATACAAATGCATCGCTTAACAATCTTAGACGCAATCTCTCGGCCTTCTTCACATGGATGCGAAAAGAGAAGCTGATCAGTGAAAATCCGTGCGACGGAGTTGAGCCTTATCATATCATCGAAAAGCCGATCGATCACATGGAAGCGACAGAGATTGAAAAGCTCAAACTGGGTTGTAAATATAAGCGCGATCGTGCATTGATTGAGTTTATGCGGTCGACAGCCATGCGGCGTGGGGAGGTTCCGGCCGTAAGAATATGTGACATAGATTTTCGAAGTGGGAAATTAGTGATATTCGGAGAAAAATCGCAGAAATACAGAACAGTATTTCTGGACGATGTAACGATACACTATGTTCGGGAATATCTCAAAGAAAGAGAAGTATCTGAGGGCAGCAGGGAGCCATTATTTACCCATATCCGCGGGGATAAAACAAAAGGGCTTGATGCAGACGGGGTATATGCAAGCATAAAAGATATAGCGGCCAGGGCGGGAATGGACAGGCGTATATATCCGCATCTCTTTCGCAAGACAACCGCGACGAACATATGCAAGCGTGGCGGTAGCGTGGATGCGGCCGGAGAATATCTTGGACATGCACCCAAAAACGTGACAGACCGGCATTATACATATAAGGGTGATAAATATGTTGAGCAGATCTTTCACAATTTTGTCGAGGCAGTATAATACATATAGAATGGGAGGATCAGTTTGAGAAAAGAAGAACTGGAACAGTTAAACGATCTGCGCAAGGAGATATCAGAGCTTGAAGCCGCAATAAGCAGAATTAAACAGCAAAATGCAGAGCAGGCGACAGATAAAGTGCGCGCATCGGGAAGAGAGTTTCCATACATAGACGGATATAAGAAAATATCTGGGATAAATATGGCAACAGTGAAGAAAAGGAAAGAACTGCTCTGTAAAAAAGAAAAGCTGCTGAAGGAAAGAAGGCATAAGGCGGAGGAAACAGAGCTGAAAATTATGGAATATATTAATTCCGTGTCAGATAGCCGGACAAGAAGAATCATGCAGTACCGATATGTGGAAGGCTTTTCGTGGGAGAAAATAGCGAGCATCATGAATTATGATAAGTCTTACCTCCAGAGGATAATATCAAAGTATTTAGGCAGCAAGTAGCAAAAAGATCTTTTGAAATACTGCTATAGATTTTTTTTAACTGAGCGACAAATGTCGCCGAGTGAATTTTTAAACGAGCACCAAATGGTGCCGATTGATTTTTTTTATTCCTGCCACATATAAAGATGATCGAGGCAGGGAACAAAGTTTATTTTAGTATTGACTTGTTACTAGTAATACGATATAGTGTAACTAGTAACACGAAAGGAGGTAAATAATATTCCAACAAAAAGCAGAGCCGATTATATGAAAGAGCGCAGAAAAAAAACAAGTGCTTTTTATGCAGAAGTCGATACAGAAAAGTTGGGGAAGCTTGAAGAAAGGTTGACAGAGCAAAATAAAAGCAAAAAAGAGTGGCTCAATCAGAAAATCGACGAGGAACTAAAGGAATAGAGCGTTGCTCCACCCTGAGAAAGTGACAACGCTCTACAGTCACACACGCCCAAAGGAGTATGCTCATTTATTGTATCTCTTTTTGGTGTGGTTGTCAAACACTGAAAGGAGTTTTTATTGTTATGACAGAACTTGAACAAACATTAGATAGCCGAGAAGTGGCAGAAATGGTAGAGAAAGAACATAATATGTTGCTTAGAGATATACGGAGATATGTAAAACAATTAGGACAGAGCAAAATTGCACAGTCCGATTTCTTCACAGAAAGCACTTACAAAAACAGCCAAAACAAAGAAATGCCCTGTTATTGCATAACAAAGAAAGGCTGTGAGTTCATAGCGCATAAGCTGACTGGAACAAAGGGCACAGAGTTCACAGCCCGCTACATCAACCGTTTTCACGAGATGGAAAATATGCTTAGTGAGACCGCAAAGCCAGAAATTACAACAGAGCAGATGGAAAAGCTCATGGGTTTTATGGAAAAACAGCAGCAGTTTATGGAGAATCAGGAGAAATTCAACCAGAAAATCATTAAGAAACTGGAAAGCTCCAGACGCATACAGGCGCGTCAGGCTGAAAGCGACCGGGAGATTTTTTCAATGAGCGGCATGAAAGGGGACATTATAAGGGGCGTAGAGCTGGTGCAGGATGACAGGGCCATTAAAATGATTTATGGATTTGTGACAGGTCTTAAAACAAAGGGTAATGCTGGCAGGATTTAAAAAAATTTCAAAAAAATTCATTTGTCCACTTTTGTCCACTCCCAAATGTGTTAATATGGTATTAAGCGATGGTATGTATAAACAAATTTTAATACTGATTTCCCTCACAGGGCATTATGGCAGCAGTCATGATGTCCTTTTTGCATACTATGGATGACCGAGAGGTGGTGGCGTGGAACGAGGAAAAAGGGAGAAGAGGGACGAAGCTGAAAAGATGTATTTATCAGGCGCAAAGCTGGTAGATATTGCAAAGAAGTTGGATGTACCCGAGGGCACTGTACGCAGATGGAAAAGTACACATCAGTGGGGAGTAAAGAAAAGCGAACGTTCGGAAGAAAAAAGCGAACGTTCGGTACAGAAAAAAGCGAACGTTCGCTCAAAAAAGAAAATAAAAAAGCCAGGGCTGGCAGCAGAGGTGGAAAGTGTGGTTGAAAATCCAGAACTGACTGATAAACAAAGGCTTTTTTGCATTTACTACGTGCGCTGTTTTAATGCTACCAAGGCATATCAGAAAGCATATGGTGTTGACTATGCCACGGCTGCTGCCATCAGCTATCGGATGTTGGAAAATGATGGAGTAAAAAATGAGATTACGAAGCTCAAGAAGGAGCGCCTTAACAGGGAGTTCTTTTCCGAGGAGGACGTGTTCCAGCGATACATGGATATAGCGTTTGCGGACATGAATGATTATGTCGAGATCCACAAGGACAATATTATTTTCAAGGACTCCGACAATTTTGACGGGACACTGATCAAAAAGGTTTCGTGTGGCAAGGTCAACTCGATCGAACGCCTTGATGCAATGCAGGCATTAAAATGGTTGGGAGACCATATGAACCTAGCGACAGAAGAGCAGAAAGCGCGTATCGCTATCATGAAAGCAAAAATTATGAGTGATGACGATGAAGAATCTGTTGATGATGGCTTTCTTGATGCATTAAATGCAACGGCAGAAGGTGACTGGGCAGATGAAGAGGATTAAGCAGTTCTTTCATTTTAAACCTTTCTCAAAAAAACAAAGAAAAGTGTTAAACTGGTGGTGTGCTGATTCTCCAGTAAAAGATTATGACGGAATCATTGCAGACGGAGCTATACGGTCGGGAAAGACTGTAAGCATGTCATTGAGCTTTGTAATGTGGGCAATGTCATCTTTTGACGGACAGAATTTTGCCATGTGCGGCAAGACAATAGGCTCATTCAGGCGCAATGTACTCTTCTGGCTGAAGCTCATGCTTCGGTCAAGGGGATATACAGTATCAGACAACCGTGCGGACAATCTGGTCATTATAAGCAGGGGCGAGAAAACCAATTATTTTTATCTCTTTGGCGGAAAAGACGAGCGGTCGCAGGATCTGATTCAGGGCATCACACTTGCAGGCGTCTTTTTCGACGAGGTGGCCCTGATGCCGGAGTCGTTTGTCAACCAGGCAACCGGACGCTGCTCGGTGGACGGTTCAAAGATGTGGTTTAACTGCAACCCGGACGGACCATATCACTGGTTCAAGGTCAACTGGATCAACAAGTCGACAGGATACCTTGGGGCTGAAAAGACAGAACAGCTCGAGAAGGAAGCCGAAGCGCGCGGCGAAAGTGCAGGGCTGAAAAAGCTGCTGTACCTGCACTTCACAATGGATGACAACCTGAGTCTCTCCGAAGAAATCAAGTTGCGATATCGCAACCTATATAGGGGAGTCTTTTTCAAACGCTACATACTGGGACTCTGGGCAATGGCGGAAGGCATAATTTACGATATGTTTTCCGAGGAAAAGCATGTCCTGAGAAAGCTCGACGGATTGAAATGGACAGACGATTACTATGTCAGTTGTGATTACGGCACACAGAATGCGACCGTGTTTCTCCTGTGGCGGAAAACGACGGCAGGGGTGTGGGTATGTGTCAGAGAGTATTATTATTCTGGACGCGATAAAAGCATCCAGAAAACAGATATAGAGTACGCCGGTGATCTGCAGAAGTTTTTAGACGGAACAAAAGTAAATGCTGTGATCGTCGATCCGAGCGCAGCGTCATTTATAGCACAACTGAAAAAACTGGGATTTCGTGTGAAAAAGGCCAAAAATGATGTGCTGGATGGAATCCGTCTGGTGGGTACGCTCCTGAATCAGGAGAGGATATTTTTTCATGAAAGCTGTGAACATACGATACAGGAATTTGCATCATATGTATGGGATGCGAAAGCAGTTGAGCGAGGGGAAGATAAACCGCTAAAGCAGGCAGACCATTGCATGGATGCTGTCAGATATTTCTGCAGCACTGTTTTGAAGATAAAACAGCAGGTAAGCATATTAAAGTAAAGCAGGTAATGTGATGAAGATTGAGGACGCAAAAAAACTGATCAAAGAATATCTGCCCGGACACAGCGCGTTTGTGCTCCAGGCGGATATAGGCGAAAGGTATTACCGCAATGAAAACGATATCCTGTTCCGGAAGAAAAAGGAAGATCAGGAGCAGGACGGGACAAAGAATCCTTTAAGGAACGCAGACAATAAAATATCCCACAATTTCCACGGAATGCTCGTCAACCAGAAAGCGGCATATATGTTCACATATCCTCCCCTTTTTGATGTGGGGGCGGATACAAACAATAAGATGATTAGCAGGACGCTCGGAACAAAATTTCGCAAAGTCTGCAAAAAGCTATGCATCAACGCCTCGAACACCGGAATAGCATGGCTCCACTTCTGGAAAGGGAAAGACAAAAAACTGCGGTATGACGTGATCGACAGCAGGCAGATCATACCTGTGTGGACAGATGATCAGGAGAGGGAGCTCAAGGCAGTACTCCGGACATACAACAAGATACTGGATAACGGAAAAGGGTACATTGTTTATGAGATATGGACAGAGAGATGCTGTGAGTCATTTGCACAGGAGATCGGCAGTAATAATGATCTGCTGCTGTATTACTCCATGCTGGAGCACTGTATTATCGACATCGAACGCGAAAACGCTAACAGATATGAGCATGAATGGGGAAGGGTGCCGTTTATTCCGTTTTTGAACAATGACATGGAGACAAGCGACCTGAAAAATATAAAAGGCCTCATAGATGCGTATGATAAGGTTTACAGCGGATTTGTTGATGATCTGGAGGATATCCAGGAAATTATCTTTGTGCTGAGCGGGTACGGAGGAACAGAACTGGATGAGTTTCTCAGCGATCTGAAAAAATATAAGACTGTAAAACTTGATGACGATGGAGAAAGTGCCGGGTTGTCAACACTGACGATCGACATACCTGTCGAGGCGAGGGAGAAAATGCTCGCAATGACGCGCAAAGAGATATTTGAGCAGGGGCAGGGAGTAGATCCACAGCCGGAAAATTATGGAAATGCGTCAGGCGAAGCGTTGAAGTTCATGTATACGTTGCTGGAACTAAAGTCAGGCCTCATGGAGATTGAGTTTCAGATCAGTCTGGAAGAGTTTGTCCAGGTTATCTGCCGGTATCTGGGCATAGCCTGTGATGACGTACAGCAGACGTGGACGAGAAACATGATCAGAAACGACAAAGAGCTTGCGGAGATCTGCCGGGATGGCGTGGGCATCATATCGCAGAAAACAATCGTAAAGAATCATCCTCTGGTGGAAGATCCCACAGAGGAATTAGAGCAGATTGAGCAGGAAGAGGAGCGGAAGCGGCAGCAGGAGGAGAACATGATGTACGGGGATGCATTTAAAGGGCAGCAGGACAATATGGATGACGACAGTGGACACACAGATGGAGATGATTGAAAATGCCCGATGGGAAATACTGGAAAAAGCGCATGGAATCAATTGAAAAGATGCTGCATGATAAAGGTGCTGATTATGCCAGGTACATAGACAGGGAATTTGAGAAATCAATTCATTCACTGGAAAAGGAGATCGAGGTGTGGTACGGCCGTCTGGCAGACAACAATGAGATCTCGCTGTCGGCGGCAAAAGAGCACCTGCGCAGAAATGAACTGGAAGATTTCCACATGAGTGTCAATGAGTATATAAAGAAAGGGGAAAGCCTGCAGTATGATCCGAGATGGGCGAAACAGCTCGAAAACGCATCGGCAAAAGTCCATATAAGCAGGCTGGAAGCCCTGAAGCTGCAGATGCAGCAGGAGTACGAGGTTCTGTTCGGAAATATGACAGACGGACTGGACCGGACGCTGCGTGACATATACATCAGTGGTTACAACCATACGGCATATGAACTTATGGCGGGCACAGGGGTGTTCAGCAGCTTCCATATCCTTGACACACGGCGCATCGAAAAGGCGGTAAACACAATATGGGCTAATGACGGAAAGACGTTCAGCGCACGGTGCTGGGCAAACAAGCAGAAGCTTGTAAATGAACTCAGTACTGTGCTGACACAGGGCATCATAAGGGGAGACGCACCGCGTAAGGTCATAGACCAGCTTGCAAAACGCATGAGGGTGTCCAAACATCAGGCGGGCAGGCTGATAATGACAGAATCGGCGTTTATAAGCTCCCAGAGCCAGAAAGACTGCTATGACGAGCTTGGCGTTGATCAGTTTGAGTTTGTGGCGACACTGGACAACAAGACATCGGAGATCTGCCAACAGATGGATGGCAGGGTATTTAAGAAGGCAGATTACCAGATCGGTGTAAACGCGCCTCCGTTGCATTGTTTCTGTCGGTCATTCACAGTGCCGTATTTTGATGATGATTTCGGACAGTCAGAAAAAAGAGCGGCGAGAGGCCCGGACGGAAAGGTTACATATGTTGATGGCAATATGACCTATAAGGAATGGGCGGAGAAATACCTGAAAGGCCGAGAAACACAGACAGGTACCGCCGATAACGGCGTGCCCGCGCATAAGGAAGCAAAAGTGCTTGAAAAGGTTGATTTTTCCGATAGGGATATGGTATTATCGAAATTAGCAGGATATGAAATGGCGATAGCTGGCAGCAGTATAGAGAATGCCATCGTGGCCACAAGGGACGGACAGATAATCCAGTGCTTCGGAGATCTGGATGCCGTTTATCCCAATATGGATTTGAAGGACAGGCTGACGGGAGCGGTGGTGACGCATAACCATCCGGCAGGCTCGGCAAACGAGTACTCCTTCAGCGACGATGACATTAATCTCTTTATGGACAACAAACTGGAGGTGCTCCGTGGGATTGATGAAAAGTATGTATATGAGCTGAACCGGAATCCGGCTGACCGTGACACGCATCTGCCGATATTTGATATTGACGAGTATGGTGCGAGACATGACCGGGTGATTTCCAGAGCGGAGGAACTGGGCATAGGATATAGGAGGTACGAACGTGAATAATGCGGAGCAGGCAGAGAAGGAATACAGGGAACTGGTAGAGCAGACAATAAAAAAAGAAGAAGAGGCGTTAAAACGAATAAAAGCGGAAGGCAGACATAAGGGAGGCCTGGACGGACGCTATGAAGAGCTTATAGCCATAAGCAGGGAGCATAAGAGAAAAATAAATGAAATCAGGGAGAAATACGGTTTGCCCAGAATAGACTTTAAGTGACCGTAGACGGAAGAAAAATAATGTTAAACAAGAACGCTTTGCGAGAGGCGTTCTTTTTATATGCCCAAAACCTCATGGCATTTAAAAGGTCGGTATCTTGTCCGGTGCGGGACATATAAAACGTACACTGCAGCGGAGGCACCGCATATAAAAACAGTGCAGAAAAGAAAGGAGACACGGAACATGGGGAACATGGAATTTTTAAAGGAAGTGCTGGGAGAGGAACTGTATGGAAAGGTAGAAAGTGTGGTTAAGGCTTTCAACGAAAAGCCTGAGAACAAGGACAGGCAGATCAAGGCGGCGAACCTCGCCACAGGTGAATATGTCGGGAAAGCAAAATATGACAGCATTGAGGCGGAGAAAAAGAACCTTGAAGCCCAGATCGCGACACTGAACAGTACGATCAGCAGCCTGAAAGAGTCCAACAAGGACAATGAGGCGCTGCAGGGGACGATCAAAAAGCTTCAGGATGATCTGAAGCTCCAGCAGGCGCAGAATGTTAAGACTGTGCAGATGTACGCGCTGAAAGAACAGCTTGGAAAATCGGGCGTGGTAGATCCTGATTACCTGATCTACAGACATGGCGGGGTTGAAAAGTTTAATTTTGACAAGGAGAACAGGCCGATAGGCGTGGAGGATGTGTTGAAGTCATACAGGGAGGACACGGCGCTGGGGCACCTGTTCAAAAAAGAGGAGAAACCGCCGTACAGTCCGGCCGGAGGAGACGCTCCTGCTGTCAATCCTTTCAAGGCGGACACTTACAACATGACAGAACAGGCAAAACTGTTCAGGAGCAACCCCGAGCAGGCCAGGGCGCTGGCGGCAGCGGCAGGGGTAACAATTTGAGTATAAGGAGGAGATTAATCTATGGCTATCACTAAGATTGCAGATGTGATCGTGCCGGAGCTGTTTAACAGGTATGTCATCAACCGGACAATGGAACTGTCGGAATTTTACAAGAGCGGGATCGTTGTAAATAGTCCCGAATTTGACGCGCTTGCAAGCGAGGCGGCGAGAACCCATAACATGCCGTTCTTCGAGGACCTGCAGGGGGAATCGGAGGCAACGCTTGAAGATGTAAAGATGACGCCGGCTAAGATCGGATCAAACAAGGATGTATCGACTACGATTCTGCGCCAGAAGATGTGGGCGAGTACGAATCTGGCAGCAGCGCTTGCAGGAGCTGATCCCGCGAAAGCGATCGGAGATCTGGTTGCAGGATACTGGGCACGAGATCTGCAGAAAGAACTGATCGCTGTGCTGGCGGGTATCTTCGGAACCTATACGCCGGACAGCGGTACCGCAGTGACGCCGATGCAGGACCATATCCTTGACCTGACGAAAATGTCATCGGCGGATGCGAAGAAGCTGAGTGCGTCCGCGTTCATAGACGCATGCCAGCTCCTTGGCGATGCACAGTCGCAGCTTTCAGGCGTTGCGATGCATTCCGCGACCAAGAGCTATCTGAAAAAGCAGAACCTGATCCAGACGGAACGGGATTCCACGGATGTTGAATTTGACACGTATCAGGGAAGGCGCGTGACTGTCGATGACGGGTGTCCGGTAGATAATGGTGTGTATACTACATATCTGTTTGGAAATGGAGCGGTAGCATATGGAAATGGAAATCCGGTAGGACATGTAGCCACAGAAGTGGACAGGGATAAACAAACGGGCGGCGGTGTTGATTATATCATCAATCGGAAGGCGTTTATCCTGCATGCGCGCGGGATTGCCTACACGGGCAAGGTAAGGGCGCACGTCGAGACTCCGCTGAGAAGCGAGCTTGCAATGGCGGAAAACTGGAATCCGGTATATGAGTCAAAACAGCTCAGGATCGTGGCAATCAGACATAAAATTGCGTGAGGTGTTGGATATGGAAGGAGGCTATGCAGGGCAGGAGGCGCTGGGGAAACTCAGACGCCTCCTCGGCATTCCTGATGATAATGTGGACAGTGGGATGCAGGTGCAGTTTGCGCTGGAATCCGCGGAGGAATTTGTGAGGAACTATTGCAACATCGAGGATATACCGGCCGGTCTCACCAATACGGTCATTAAAATGGCAGTGGATATCTTCAGGAATGAATCGTATGGATCGGCGCAGGTACCGCAGGCAATAAAGTCTGTCTCCATGGGCGATACCAAAACGGATTTTGGATCGGCGCAGGCTGCGGGATATAGCGAATCACTGTTGAGGGATTACAGGAAGCAGCTGAACAGGTACAGGAGGGTGGGACACTGATGTGGATATATGATATGCAGCGCATGGCGCTGGAGCAGATGTACACGGGCGTCTGCTCCGTTTATGAATACCGGAATGTGACGGATGATGTCACGAAAGTAACCTCAAAGCAGGAAGTGAAGGTATTGTCAGACCAGCCCTGCAAAAAGTCGCATTCAGGCATCCACACGGCAGATACCAGCACAGGGGCAGCAAAAGCGGATATCAGTGTTAAATTGTTTCTGGCACCGGAGATAAGGGTAAAGCCTGGCTCGAAGATTGCCGTGGAGCAGGACGGTCTGCTGGAATATTACGCATCCAGCGGAAAACCCGCCATGTATCCCACGCATCAGGAGATCATGCTGGAACCGTTTGAAAGGTGGAATTGATATGGCAGTGGATTTCAGGGAGCTTGAACAGTTCCGGGACAGGATACGGCAGATCGGGGAGCATGGGGCAGCAGAGCTGTGCAACGACTGTGTGAAAGAGCTGTCTGCCAGGCTTTTGCGAAAAGTCATAAAGAGAACGCCCGTCGGTGTGCCGGGAATGGAAAAACCTGACAAGGAGCATATGTACACGACTGTGACCAGTGAAAGTGGAAAAAAGAGAAAATTTCTAAGCGCGGAGGGGGAGGCATATCAACAGTACTGGGGAGGATATGCGGGTGGCACATTACGGCGTGGATGGACTGTAAACGGAATACCAGGGGGGGATGCCGCGAAAAATGCCGGCAGCATTCCTGTCAATGTCATGAGTAACGATCACAGAATCGCGATCATAAATCAGGTCTCTTACGCGATGTATGTCGAATACGGACACAGGCAGCAGCCGGGCAGATATGTGCCCGCCCTGGGTAAGTGTCTGAAGGCCAGCTGGGTGCCGGGACGATTCATGCTGCGGGACTCGGAAGTGGAGCTGGATGCCATAGCGCAGCAGGTGGTTGACAAAAAAGTAAAGCAATATCTTGAGAAGGAGCTCGGGCATGAATAGAAGGATAAGGCAGGCAGTCATATGGGCAGTCAGTGAGGAGTTCGGTCTGCCGGTATATATTGATACCATAGAACAGGATCTGGACGAGCCGTGCTTCCTGATAACGTCTCTCAATATCACAGAAACCCATATCGTGATGGACAGGTACCAGCGGCAGTATCCCTATATGATACAGTATTTTCCCGGCACACAGGACTACCGTGCCGAATGTGATGATGTGTCAGATAAACTGTTTGACACACTGGAATGCGTGAGGTATCAGGATATGCTCTATAGGGCGGACAGTATGGGCGGGGAGACGCAGGGTGGCATATTGAATTTCTCAGTGACATATAAGCCTATGGTCAGAAAGTTAAAAGCAGGGGAAGAGGCACTTATGGAGATACTGGAGCAGAATGCGGAAATAAAGGAGGATTAAGATGGCAAAAGAAAGGAAAGAGGCAGATACGCAGGAGAGCGTATTTTCCAAGGAGCAGATACTGCAGGCGTCGAGGTTTTCAGAGCACGTTGATATCATTGACGCCCTGCTGGAAAATGACAGGCAGTACACGATCAGACAGGTTGAGGATATAGTAGGTAAATTTCTGAAAGGTAAGGTGAAATAGATGGCGTTAGGCGGCGGTACATTTACAACCATGAACAAGATCATGCCAGGTGCTTACATTAACTATGTCAGTGCAGAGCGGGCGGACGCAGCACTGTCCGACAGAGGCATCGCAGCCCTGCCCCTGGAACTGAAATGGGGGAGGGATGGTGAAGTGTTCGAGGTCGAGGCGGATAATTTTGAATCGGAGGCAGTATATGACTTCGGTTATCTCTTTGATTCAGAGGAATTGAAATCTGTCCGTGAGGTTTTCAAGCATGCAGAGAAATGTCTGTTTTATAAATTAAATTCAGGCACAAAGGCAGTCTGCAGCATATCGGAGGCACGGTATAAGGGCTCGCGGGGAAACGATATCAGACATGTGGTGACAGCCAACGTGGATGATACAGACAAAATTGATGTCGTTACATACATCGGGGAATATAAGGCAGACGTGCAGACCGTGGGGCAGATGGCGGAGCTTGTGGACAATGACTTCGTGATATTTAACAGGGATGCGGCGCTGGAGATCACTGCAGGCATGAACCTCACAGGCGGTACGGATGGAGAAGTGACCGGCATGCAGCATCATGAGGCGCTTGACGCGCTGGAGGCACATTCCTTCAATGCACTTGGATGCATGAGCGCCGAAAAAAGTGTTAAGGCACTATATTCATCGTTCTGCAGACGGATGAGGGATTCCGTAGGAGTCAAATTCCAGCTCGTGGTAAAGGACCTTGAGGCGGACTATATAGGCACCATAAACCTGCAGAATAATGTATCCGATAAAGGGGAGAAGCCGTATGCACTTGTTCCGTGGGTAGTGGGGGCAGAAGCAGGGTGCGCGGTCAACCGTTCCTGCGATAACCTGACTTATGACGGGGAATATACCGTCAATACGGATTATAGGCAGTCAGAGCTTCAGAAGATGATCAGGAGCGGGATGTTTGTCTTTCACAAGGTAGGGAACAAGGCAAACGTCCTCAGTGATATCAATTCATATGTAAATACCACATATGAGATCAATGAGGATTTTCAGCTGAATCAGGTGATCCGTGTACTGGACCAGATCGCCACGGATGAGGCCGCGATATTTAACACGAAATTTCTTGGCAAGGTCCAAAATGATGAGGATGGGCGTATTGCTTTCTGGAGCGACTGTGTGAGTATACACAAGCAGCTCTTAAAGCTGAGGGCGATCGAGGAATTTGAGGAGACGGATATCGTGGTGGAGCGCGGGAGAGATAAGCGCACAGTTATCACTTATGATGCAGTTAAGCCCGTATGCGCCATGAATAAGCTGTATATGACAATCTGTGCGAGATAGGAAAGAGGGGTGGTATAAATGGCGGAAAAGATAGCAACCATGGAGGCAAAGGATGCATTGTCGGCAAAGCTTGCCAGGGCATTTGTGACAATAGAAGGCGATAGATATCTGTTGTTCCAGGCAAAATCTTTCGAGTCGTCTTTCAAGAAAACAAAGAAAACCGTGGATATACTGGGCAGGACCGCAGCGGGAAATAAGGCGAGCGGGTGGTCTGGAACGTTCAAGCTGACGATCTATTACAACACGGAACTGTTTAATGAACTGTTCAGGCGGTACAAGGATACAGGGGAAGATATTTACTTTGACATGCAGGTGACGAATGAAGATCCATCGAGCGCTGCGGGAAGGACGACGAAGATTTACAAGGGGTGCAACCTGGATGACGGCACGCTTCAGAGCTTTGATGCAGGCGGCGACTGTCTGGAGCAGTCATTGAACGGGACATTTGAGGATTATGAGGAACCGGAAAAGTTCCGGAATCTTGATGGTATGCAGTAAAACGAACAGATTACAAAATTGGTGTAAGGAGAAGGAATAATAATGGCTTTAGACGCATTTCTGAAAGAGAATAAGAGACAGAATAAAAACACGAAGATAGCGGCATCGACGGCATTTGTGGATGAAAAGGGCAATGTGATCGAGTGGGAGATCCGACCGCTTAAAACAAGGGAAGCCGAGAAGATCAGGGCGGCGTGCAATTCCTACGGGAAAGGGGGGAAGGTAAAGGTGGACCAGGCACGGTTTAACCAGATGGTCGCAGCAAAGTGCACTGTATATCCCAATCTGAATGACAAGAACCTGCAGGACTCATATGGCGTCATGGGTGACGAGGAACTGATCTGTGAGATGCTGGATAAGGACGGAGAATTTCAAGCATATGTAAAGAAGTGCCTGGAAATATCAGGATATGACCAGACGGATGCCGAACTGGTGGAAGAAGCAAAAAACTGATCAGGGGCAATGATGTGGAAGCCGTCTACGCACATTATTGCCTCCAGAAATTAGGCATACTGCCTGGAAAGTTCCTGACACTTAACAGGCGGGAACGGGCTTTTGTCATGGCAAGCATCGATGTACGGATTGAAAAAGAGAAGAAAGATGCGGATGAGATCAAGAGCGGACGGAGGTAGAATATGGCGATAAGAACAAGTGTCGGCGTGCGTGACAATATGTCCACGGCGTTCATGAATATGACCAATGCGATCAATGTGTGTCTGGGAAGCTTTACGTACCTGCAGCAGGCGACGGAGACAGGCATTGACGCATCCAGAATGGAGAGCATCGAAAGCGCCATAAATGATATGAATGCGGCAGCAGTTCGGTTTTCGGAAAGCATAAATGATGCAGAGGAGGAACAGCGACACCTTAACGATCAGATGCAGCAGGGGACACAGCACGCAGGCGAGCTGGGCAGCATGCTGTCGAAAGCCGCAAGCGCATTTATAGGCATAATGAGTGTAAGCAAGATAACAGGATTTATGTCCGAGAGCATGCAGCTTTACGACATACAGACAAATGCGGAAAGGCAGTTACATACTGTGCTGGCGAACATGCTGGACGATGATTATGTTGCGGATTATATGGTGGAGGCGCAGGTAACTGCCGATACGTCTGAGGCGGTTGCACAGATCAATGCGATTGGTACTGATACAGATGATGCGGTTATTACAGTCGGGGCGAGAACAGATGCATTGCAGGCGGAATTTGATGCGATCACGGCAAAGGCGTCCGAGATTCAGTCAAGGGGAATTTACGGCGATGAGGCGATGATCTCAGGGGCGGCAGAGCTTGCAACATATTTTACAGATCCGGAAGCTATTGAAACGATGATGGACACGCTGGCTAATTATGCGATGGGCATGTCAGGAGGAGCGGAGCTGGACGCAACTGCAATGACAGATTATGCTACAGGGCTTGGAAAGGTAATGACGGGTTCCTACGATGCCATGACTAAGAAAGGATTTGAATTTACGGATGCGCAGAAAGCGATCATCGAGGGAACTGCTACGGAAGAGCAGATCGTGGCAGCGTTGGGGGCGGAGTACCTTGGCATGTCCGATGACATGCAGGCAGCCGCAGCGATAACGCAGGTGATTGATGAGTCGTGGGCAGGAATGTATGAGTCTATGTCGAACACCCCGAGGGGGCAGATTATCCAGATGACAAATGCATGGGGTGATATGAAAGAGGTAATAGGCGGACAACTGTATCCATATATACTGTTGTTTGTAAAAGCGGTTACCAGCAACTGGCCGACAATCGAGGCAGTTGTGGATGGTTTTGTGCAGGGGCTGCAGGTAATATTAATGTTGCTGGGCTATCTTGTCGATGGTGCATTCTCTGTCGCATCGGTATTTGTGGAGAACTGGTCATGGATAGAGCCTTTGGTTACGGGTGCCGCGATAGCATTGGGGATATACACGGCCGCTCTTGTGGTTGGGAAAGGGATACAGATCGCATACGCCGCGGCCACGGCTTTACACACGCTTGCAACATCACAATGGACAATAGCCACGTTTATGGCGACAGTCCAGCAGGATGGCTTGAATGCGGCGCTTGCAGCCTGTCCGATAACGTGGATCATTGTACTGGTGATAGCGCTGATTGCGGGGCTATATGCCCTTGCCCAGGCATTTGCAAATGCGACGGGGGTGGCAGAGAGCGGATTTGGTGTGATAATGGGCTGTCTGAACGTGGTACTGAATCTCTTTATCAATTGGGGAAAACTGGTGCTGGATATATTATTGGGAATCACACTTGCGGTAGCCGCATGTGTTGGGAACATGGCTGTGGCATTTAACAATGTGATCTGCAATATCCAGTCATGGTTTTATGGCCTGCTGTCGACCGCGCTGACGGTTGTGGCCGGCATCTGTGAGGCGCTGAACAGACTGCCTTTCATAGAGTTTGATTATTCCGGCGTGACGGCGAAAGCGGATGAATATGCGGCGAAGGCAAGTGAAGCTGCCGGCAGGAAGCAGGATTATGTATCAGTATCAGAACAATTCCAGCGGGGATTTTCCACTTTTGACACCTTTGAGAGTGGGTGGGCATCAGAAGCCTTTGACAAGGGAGCAGCATTTGGAGATGGCGTTGCAAATAAAGTTTCCGGGGCGATCAGCGATTTCTTTGACGTGCCTGATACAGACACGTTCGGGAACGATGCGGATTATATGAACCTGCTTGGTGACATAGGAGACGCTACAGGAGAAACAGCATCCGGCGTCGGTGACATCGCGGATTCCATGGAAGTTACAGAGGACAATCTTGAATGGATAAAGGACATCGCTGAGCGTGAAGTTATAGACCGGACAATATTCCGGGATATAACAGTAGATCTTGGAGGCGTCAGCAACACAGTCACCAATATGCATGATCTTGACAACATACCGGATTATCTCGGGAACATCATCGCGGAGCAGATGGCGGCAAGTGCGGAAGGAGTACACAGCTGATGGCATACGATTTGTACTTAAATGGGGTACTGATGCCGGTAACGCCGGCAAAGGTACAGCTGAAATACAAGAGTCAGAATAAGACGGTGAACCTGATCAATGACGGGGAAGTAAACATCATAAAATCCGCGGGACTGGAAGAGGCTGCTTTTGATCTGCTGATACCCAACCAGCCATATCCTTTTGCAAATTATGGCGGTGGATACAGGGGAGCGGAATATTACACGTCATTTTTGCGGGGGTTACGCGAAGGCGGCAGTGTTTTCCAGTTTATACTGGCAAGGCATAAGCCGACAGGGACCAATCTGGGAAATACCAACATTACTGTTACGATGGAAGATCTGACGATAACAGATGATGCAAAGGAAGGCTTTGATCTGAAGGCATCTGTGAAGCTGAAAAAATACAGACCGTATGGAACGAAAACATTTACCATATCCAACAATGTGGCATCGGCTGATAGTGGAAGAGCGCCGTCATCCGAACAGCCGCAGGCGGGCAGCAGTTACACGGTACAGAAAGGCGACTGTCTGTGGAAGATTGCGCAGCAGCATTATGGGAAAGGCTCTGACTATACGAAGATATATGATGCTAATAACAGCCAGATATCCAATCCGAATCTGATCTATCCGGGACAGGTGATATATATTCCGTAGGGGGAATGCAGAATTGAACGTGCAGATATTAATACAGAATGAGGGGGCTGTCGTGGAGCCTGCTGTTGTGGAGGATATACAGTGGACGACAGAGAGGAAAGGAACTCCGGGTAAACTGACCTTTACAGCTATCAATGATGGAGGTCTCGATATTGAGGAGGGAAATGCGGTAAAGATGGTGGTGGATGGCGAAAATGTCTTTTTCGGTTATATTTTTACAAAAACAAGAGACAAAAACCATCAGGTTAAAATTACCTGTTATGATCAGCTGCGGTACCTGAAAAATAAGGATACATACAGTTATCTCAACAAGACGGCCAGCCAGCTTTTGATGATGATATGCGATGATTTTAACCTGAAGTATGAGTATGTTGAAGATACCGGTTATATAATACCGCAGCGTCTGGAATCAAACACAACACTGTTTGATATGATACAGAACGCTTTGGATGCAACGCTGTTAAATACAAAAATGTTGTATGTGCTTTATGACGATTTTGGACGTATCACCCTGCGCGATATTGCAAAAATGAAGGTAGATCTCATTATAGATGCGTCGTCAGGGCAGAATTATGACTACAAGTCCAGCATCGACTCACAGACATACGATCAGGTAAAGCTGACATATGATAATGAAAAAACCGGGAAACGGGATATTTATCTTGCAAAGGATTCTGACAATATTAACAGGTGGGGTGTGCTGCAGTATTATGATCAGCTGCAGGAAGGTGAGAATGGCGCCGCAAAAGCTGAACAGTTGTTACAGTATTACGATAGAAAAACAAGGAATCTGACTGTGCAGGATGTATGGGGAGATGTACGTGTCAGAGCGGGTGCGTCTCCGCTTATCCAGTTGGAATTTGACGATATCACGGTGTGCAATTATATGGTTTGCGAAAAGGTTGTCCACAAATTTAAGAATAATGAACATACCATGGATCTGACATTATCAGGGGGTGAGTTTATTGCCTAATCTGGTGGATCTGATAAAGCAGGCAGCAATTGAGGCGAATGAGGCAGGCAGTCCCAGCACATTTGTGTATGGTGTGGTTATCAGTCCCGATCCTGTAATGATACAGGTGGACGGGGACAGCAAACTGACACTTAGCAGGGAATTTGTGGTTATTCCTGAACAGTTTACGGATCATGAGGTGGAGGTGCTGGATGGGGATAAAAGGAAGATCAGGATATTGAATGCACTGAAAGCTGATGAGAAGGTAGTACTGATTCGGCAGCAGGGTGGTCAGAAATATCTTGTTGTGGGAAGAACGGAGGGATAGTATGCTGCCAAATAACGACGGGCTTTTTGCTGATCTGGTGATTGAGGAACAGCCGTCAAAAACATTTGCCATGAATTACGAAAAAGAAAATGTAACAGGATACTGTGATCGTCTGAAAGCAGTCCAGCAGGCAATATTTTTAATACTGAACATTGAAAGATATTCATGCCCTATAGTGTCTTGGAATTATGGGGTGGAGCTCGCGGCTCTGTTTGGGAAACCAGTATCGTACTGTGTGCCGGAAATCGAGCGGCGGATAACGGAAGCCCTGATGAACGATGACCGGATACTGAAAGTGTATAATTTTACCTTTGACTTTCCGAAGAAAGGTGTGATACATACGAGGTTTGACGTGGACACAACGGCAGGGATGCTGAGCGAGGAGAAGGAGGTGTATATATAAATGTTTGAGGAATATACCTTTGAAAGACTGATGCAGGAGAAGATGAAAAAAGTGAACGCAGCCTTTGATAAAAGGGAAGCGTCCATGATACATTTTGCGCTTGGAGCCAATGCGGCGGAAGCGGCAATGATGTACATTACGCTGGAGTGGATGTTCCGGCAGATGTTTGGCGATACTGCGGACAGGGAATATCTGAAAAAGATAGCTTATGACACACGGGGATTAATGCCTGAAAAAGAGACCAATGCAGTACTCAAAGGAAGATTTAATATTGAAGTGGCTGCCGGTACAAGGTTTAGCCTGGACATGCTGAATTATGCTGTAGGTGAGCTTATAGAACATACAGATGGATGGTATTATTATCAGCTAATATGTGAGACCGCAGGAGAGGAGGGAAACAGACATTTTGGCAGTATGATACCGATTGTATATGTTCCTGGTCTGGAAATCTGCGAGATTGTGGAGGTATTGATACCAGGAGAGGATGAGGAAGATACAGAGGTTTTCCGGGCGAGATGGAGAGCTGCTTTTAACGCTATGGCATTTGGCGGAAACAGGGCGGACTATGAGGCAAAAATAAAGGGCATCAATGGGGTTGGTGGTGTCAAGTGCTACAGGGCGACCAATGCTGCAGGAGAAAAGGCAGGAGGGCATGTAAAATGTGTTGTGATCGCGTCGGATTACAGCAGGCCGTCAGATATGCTGATCAACAATATCCAGACAGTCATCGATCCGGAAGTAAATCATGCAGAAGGGCTGGGGCTGGCACCGATCGGGCACGAAGTCACAATAACTGCAGTCAGAACAGTTTTAGTAGATGTGGCTATAACTATATATTATGAATCCGGCTACCGATATGAGATGATAAAAAGTTACATTGAAAAAGCTGTGGAGGAGTATCTGCTGGAATTAAGAAAGTCATGGGAGCGGAGCCGCGAGGGGCTTGTTGTAAGACGAAGCCATATCGAATCTGCAATACTGGAGGTACAGGGCGTGCTTGATGTAATGGATACACATCTGAATGGCGCCGAGGTAAATATACATCTTGGCGCTGATGAGATACCGATAAGGGGGGAGATTGTTGGACAGGCAGCTAATTGATTATCTCCCTGAGATACTGAAAAAATATGCCGAGTTTAAGGAGCTGGCAAAAGTAGAACAGCCACAGGTGGAAGAGCTTTGGGATAACATCGACCGCCTCCTGTTGGAAGCATTTGTCCAAGATGAAAGTGAAATTGGTGCGTGCAAATGGGAACACATTATGAATATCGAGCCGTTTGATACTGATACATTGGAAGTCAGAAATCTCCGCATACATGGCAGGATGCTGGAAGATGTGCCATATACATACAGGTTTTTGCGCAATCAGCTGGAAGCGTTGTGCGGTGCTGAGAATTATACCATGGTTCTTGTTAACGATGATTTTCTGTTGAAAGTAAGGGTATCCCTCAAGCAAAAACAGTTGATCAACGAAGTCGTAAAGATGGTTGAACGCATTACTCCCATTAACCTTATACTGGACGTAGACCTGGCATATAATACGCACAGAATGTTGAGAGATTATAAGCTTACACACCGGCAGCTGGGCAATTATGCTTATGGCAGCATAAAGACAACTTATTTTGGAGATTAAGGAGGAGTGATGAATGCAGATAACAAAAAACCTTGGCTTGCAGATTCCGGAGCAGGATGATTTCTATGATGTGGATTATGTCAGGCATAACATGGAGATTATTGACGGATTAATGGATCTGGACAAAATCGAGAAAGCATTTATCAGAATATTTTTCTGGCATGTGCCATATTCGGATGCAATAGAAGAGGCTTTTCGCGTTGTCTATATACATGTTCCCACAGATATAATACAGGATACGGGATTGACATGGGAAGATTACGGTATGGAGATCGCGGCTGAAGAAATCAGGGATATGATCTGTGCAGGCTGGGATGGCGAAGATGCGTCTTACTATGACAACTGTGCGGAGGCAGCGGAGGAACAGTATCATATCGTATTTGGAGGTTCTGGGGAAGTTCCGGTTGTTCCGGATAGGGATAGTGCAATGACAGCAGATGATATACTGGAAGCCATGAGCATCCCATGGGATGGGCAGACATCACAGAATCCAGCAGCATTGAGTGCCGTAGAGATAACCGAAGCTATTAACACGCCATGGAACGGGCAGACATCACAGAATCCAGCAGCATTGAGTGCCGCAGAGATAACCGAAGCCATTAAAAATACAGCTTTATAAGGCTGTATGCAGGACTGTTTTCAGGGACCGCCCCTGGCCCATAAGAATATATAGAAACAATAAATTTGATATGAACAAGGAGGAACAATTATGGGAATGACACAGGAAAATGCAGGAGCGACATCCAGGTATCTGGACAAGACAGGCCTTACACAGGTCTGGAATAACGCAGTTGATAATTTTGCTTCAAAGAAAGAGTTGACGGATACAGTGGCACAGGCAGTTTCAGGGGTATATAAATTTATGGGGAGCGTAAATTTTGCAGAACTTCCCTCAGAGGGTATGGAGGCA